TTATCTGGAAAATGGCCGTGTAAAATATCAAGAAAATCTATTGTCCTATCAGAATGAAATCCTTCATCGGGGTACCATACCAATATTTCTATATTTGTGTCATTTTTTAAAATGTTTTTTACAACTGAATTACTTACATCCAACGTGTAATCACCTCTAAAAAACCAAGGCTCAAAAGGCACGTAGTTTCTGTCTGTAGGTTGTGCGTCTTTGTAGTGCTGGAAAGAGGCTGCTGAATTGTAATTTATATTTTTAGAATAAAATGTCTTGCGAAAATAGTCAGGTATAACAGAATTCGTACGATATGGTTTCATATGTTGAAACGTATCATAAGGATTTTTTACATAGTCCTGTATAATTTCACGCGGAATAAAATTATTTAGAAACTGATTATATATTATATTGTCGTACCAAAGATTTACTTTCATTAGAAAAAACCAGTTTCGTTATCAAATAGATCATTTATTTCATTTATAAAGTTTCTATTGAATATTATATTTCTATTGTGAACAATTTTATCAAAATTATTTTTATAATAATCTTGTTGCTTTTTTAATCCAAGGTCAATCCATTTTTGTATATTCTTTTTAATAATTTTCCATCTCTCATAAAAATGAGATACATTGTCATAAGACTCGTCAAAAATATCATCAAACGTTTGTATACCTTGAGACTTTAGATGTTGTAGTATGCCGGGTTGACCAGCAACAAGAAAAATGTTACCAGAAGCAATTGGTCTGTAAGTTTTTTCTGTAATAAAAAGGTTGTCTTCTTCGTCTACAGTATATGTTTCAGTAATTAAATCTAGATAACTGTGATTGTAAAATCTATCTGCAAGAAATTTATACTTTGTATCTTGAATCCATTCGCCTGTCTCAGGCTGTGCAGTATCTAAATTAAATTGAAAAAACTCTTTTGAATTAAGTAATTGATAGTATGACTTATTATATTTTGTAGATCCTATTTCTTTTTGAATAGAATTTTGAATAGAAGTTGAAAAATCAGTTTGTGAAACATGAGCATGGTATGTATAATCTGCATTATCTAACATTCCTGATTCTAACAAGTCTTTATACATTACTGCCCTAGAGATTCTAAATTTTCGATTATAGTAACTAAAGTTTGCTGTAGATTTTTTATTAGGATCTAAATCTGCAATGTGTTCTCGCATATTTTGTGTGCGAAGCCACCAATAATCAAAAGGCTTATAAATTAACCAGTCAATTTTTTCTGTCCATACAGGCTGCTTTAAGCAACCACAAACAAATATTATTTTATTATTTGGAAATTGCTCGTGTAATTTATAAAAAATATTAGGAACTTCGTTAAACTGTTGACCATCCTTTGCATAAGGATAGCCTTCCTGGGGATGCCAAACTAGTATATCTGTATTTTGCCAGTTTTGCCGAGCCCAATGCGCAATCTGAGAATTACCTACAAAAAGATCCGTATTTTTATTGTCAAAATACTCAATTTGAACAGGTACTATATTTTTTCCTTCTAGAAAATATTTATAGTTATACTCTATAGAAGCAGAGCAGTTATGTGTAAAAGAGTTTTCTATGTTAACAAAATTATCTGCTAGAGTGCTAATAACACTTAGAGGATCTTTAATACTAGTATCGTTTGTTTTTTGATAATACTCAATTTTTTGTGGAGACAAAAAATTATTTAAAAATTGATTGTTAAAAGCATAGTCATACCAAAACTTAATCTGCATTTAAAAAATCCTTTAAAATTAACGGATCGTTATCAGGTCTAATTTTTAAAAGTTTATCGACATATAATATTGTATCATTTACTGTGCTCTCGGTATTTTCACCTTTAATCCAATTTAGATTTTCTTCTAGCATTTGAGATACAGAAGGATATTTTTTAATAAGATTTTTCCATTTATTTTCTACTACTTCTTTTCTTTGAATATCCAGTGTTTGCGGATTAAGATATATCGGATGATGCACCCTACCTAGTCTAATATTTTCTACTGGTAATTTTTTCCAATCTTGCTCGCTTACATAGTCATATAACTCGTCAAGATAATAAGCACTTATACTACTTAGACTACATAATATCATTGATTCAATATTAGGTTGATATTTTTCGTTTTCGTTGATTGTTTTTAAAATTTTATTCCAGTTAGCAGGATAGCGCAAAAAGTAATTCATCTGATCTACGCCGTCGATGCTAAACATTAGTTGTATTTTTCTAAAATGCTGAAGTAACTCAAAGTCTCTTTCTATAAGGTAAGTTCCGTTAGTATGAAATCGTATACTTAGATTCTTGGCTACATCCATTTCTACTGCTTTTTTAAGGAGTGTTTTAACTTCTTTTAACATAAACGGTTCGCCGCCACCGAATATAAATTCTTTTATGTTAGGCAGTATTTCATCTATGTTATCCCAAAATAATTGATTGTTAATCCAGTTATAGTCATTGCGATTGTAATTAACTTTGTAACCTACATCACTAGCAATTACATTAGATAACTTTTCTTCTTTTAATTTTAGAATATCTTCGTACCATTGATGGCTTTCATTAGGTCTACACATTATGCATTTTAAGTTACAGGTGTTTCCTAATCTTAAATCTAATGTTACTAAATTTTCTATTCCTACTTCAGGCGATGTAAACGATTCTTTAGTAATACCATAACTATCTGCATACACCCTATTACTACTAGTACGATGACTATCAACTCCGTGTGCTTCTGCATTGTAGCAATCTTGACAGTTAGAAACTTTTTCTCCTGCAAGCATTTTTCTGCGTACTTCTTGCACAGCAGGATGATTCCATGCATCTTTAATTGTAATATTATTGAGATTTAATCCGGGATATTCTTTTGCAATACAACACGGAGTGATTGCGCCGTTTGTAAAGGTGGCTACATGAATAAAAGGATACACGCACCATGTATTGTTATCAGACATTATCTATTATCCTTTGTAAAGAGGGATTAACTAATTGTAAACTCTGACCTCTTTGAGCGTCAAGAATTGTAGTAAATTTTTTAAACACCTGAAGTTTTTCTGGGTCGTAACTATCTAGGTGACACTGTGTTTGTATATGATTAAATCGTCCCATAAAATGCGGGTCATTCTGCAAGTTAGGTGCACCGTCTACAAATTTTTGCATTTTTTCTAAACATTCTAGTTTGTAATCTTTAGGCAGATAAGTAAAATCTAACATTTGTGGAGAGTCAAGAACTATAGGAAGTAAACGTATTCTATAACATCCGTGTTCTGTGTTTATACTTTCTATATAGTTCCAAAAATCTGTAGCATATTCTAAATTTACATTTTGTATTACTGGTACTGCAAAAATCATGACGTGGGACGGCAGTGATGCTAATTTTCGTATATTTTTATCTAACTGTTTCCACTTGCTAGGATAGCGTAAGTATTCTTGTATGTCTCCGTACCCTTCTATAGAAATACACATTTCAACTTGTTTAAAGTTTACAATAAGATCGTAAAAATCGTTTCGGAGATTAGTCATATTAGTATTAAAACTTACTACCACATCTTTGGCTTTATCAAGTTCAACTAGTTTTTCCATTATACGATAGTTTTCTTCTATAAGTGTAGGCTCTCCGCCTGTTACGTATATTTTACGTATTGATTCGATATTATCGTACACATTATTTTTAAACTGATCTGTTTGATACCAGTCGTTAATTGAATCGTAATATCCTCCGCTATCGTCAAAAAAGGTGTTAGGATATTTTTCTTTTAATTCTTTATATTCTTTGTTTAACTGAGAACTACTTAACGAACCACAACTTCTGCATTTTAAATTACACAAATTTCCAAATCTAAAATCATAATACATAGGAGCATAGTCAACAGAATAATCATCAATTGCTGATAAATTAATTAAATTAATTAGATCGTGGTGATTATCTAGCCATTCGTTTGTAAAGCCTTTGCGTTGCGAAATACCGCCGGCATCTTCTTCCTTCCAGCAATGACTACATTGTGCAATTTTTTCTCCGTTAAACATACGTTTGCGTATGTCTTTTAAATGAGCACTATTATAGATTTCTTTAACATCAGTGTATCCTAAATTATATCTCTTGTTGTTTTCGTCTCTTATTCTGTCTTTGGCTAAACAACAAATTTTTACTTCACCGGTTGGTTCCGTTGCTAGGTGTACCCAAGGCATAATACAGAAAGATTCTGAGTTTTTTAACTCGTCTTTAGATTTCATTAACTGCTCCTGTTTGTAGTTTTTTTATTAGATCCATATCTTTCTGTGAATATATTTCATATAATTCAGTATTCTTTTTTCTTAAAATATCAAAATTTAAAGTTGTACGATTTAAAAATTCTGGAATGTCTTTTACTTGTTCAAAATACTTATAAGTAGTTTCGGCCATACCTGGCATAATCATGAAATTTAGTCCAAACCAATCAGGATTAGCATTTACTATTGTAGTACAGACTCTACGTAATTTTGCAGGTTTTAAAAACTGATAGTGAACACTTATATTAATATTAGCCACTTGTGCAAGTTCATTATAATATTCGTGCGAAGCACTTCCGTTAGTTGCTACAGTTATTGTATCCCCTTTTGCTTTTAGATATTTTACCAAATCTAAGAACAAAGGATTTATAGTAGGTTCGCCTCCTGTAAAACTCCACATTATCGACTTACCTTGTCTAAACTGTTCTGCATATTGTAATGCTTTTTCAATTGAAAATTCAGTGACTAAGTCTTGATCTAGTTTACTGTGACTATTGTCATCGCAATAAGAACAACTAAAATTGCATTTTCTACCAAATGCCCACATGATATATTTTCTATCTCTATCAAATTCTGATGCTCTAGTAACTGCACTAAATTTTTTTAAACTAACGTTACCTAACTGTGTTTCGTTTAATTGTTTTTTTAGTTTTTTATATTTAGGCAGGTATATTTCAACTAAGCACGGACAGTATTTGTGATTACAAGTAATATAATCTTCTAATAATTTTATAGGATTGTTATCTTTTAATGATCCTAATTTACTTTGTTCTTTTCCTATTTCGCAAGTTGCAGGCCAAACTATGCCGTCCCAGTCTATAAAGAGTCCTTCGGAACCTGCAGAACATTTCCAATTTTTAAATTGATTTACATCATTATGTATTAGATCTTGAGGAGAATAATCTTCAAATGTGCCATTTTCAATTATTCTTACAAACTTACTCATAGATACGGAGCCCAGTCTGGAATATAATCAACTATATTTTGTTCTCTATAATGGTCGTATATTTTTACGTTATCTTTGAACATTTGAAATTTTGTTTCGTCGTACGTTGTACTTTTCATTACAGAATTTATAGTTTGCAATGAAGCAATCATTTTTTGCTTATTGTTTTCTTGATGGAAATCTTGTGACTTTGATTGATTTAATATTTCCATAGTTTCAATATTGCTTTTTGTTGCAACTTCTTTGACTTCGTCGGGCAAGTTTACAATGTTAAAAAATATAGGATTTTTTAGTATGGATAAATTTAAGGAACACCAAGGAAAATTCCTATTTACAAAAAGACATAATTCTTTTAAATTTAAAATATTAAGCATTTGTACAGTTACATTAAAACTTAAAAAAAGATTTTCTGATGCAATTGATTTAAATAGATTTAGATTTTTATCAATTTTATTCCATTTTAGCGGATATCTAATATACTCTTGTACTTTTTCAATTCCTTCCATGCTTACACATACATGCACATCCTTTAATTTTTTTAAGGCTGTAATCATTTTTTTACTAGTTATAGAACCGTTTGTATTAATATTCAATCTAAGATCTGGATTTTGATCTGCAATTACTTCTAATAAATGTATAGTTTTTTCTAATACGAATGGCTCTCCGCCGCTTAGTGTGATAGTGTTAATATCTTTAATGTTATCAATAATATCGTCAATGTGTTTATCAAGGTCCATTTTGATAGTGCTAAGATGCAATCCTTCGACATTGCCAAATATAATCTTTTCTGGATTGCCTAACATGTCGTAACCGTTTTTTCTTTCAGAATCAGAAAATTCTTTAAACTTAGTTTTTAAAGTATTATGTATTTCTGTAGTTTCTTTATACACTAGGCTACTGTCGTTAGTATTACACATACGGCAGGCACTATTGCAACTACTACCTGTTCTTAGTTCTACAAAAGTAGGAAATTTAGTTAAAGAATAGTTATTAGCCTTTGCATCTTCAACGTGTGCTTGATTATTTTCTAGGTATTGCTCATTGTAAACCTGACGCAGACTTTTGCCGCCAGCGTCTTCTTCGTTATAACAGTGATTGCATATAGGAACTTCTTCGCCTTCAATCATTAGTTTACGTGCAGTTTTTAAAAAATTGCTATTCCACACTTCTTCTATATCTTGGTTTCCGATAAAAAACTGTTTTCCAAAATCATCAGTTATTGGTCGTTCAACTAGACAGCACATTTTAAGCAATCCGTTGCTCATATTATGCAAATGAATAAAGGGCATAATACAAAAACTATCTCTTTTATTAGGCATATATTTTTCTCTTTGATATTTCTATGTCTACAGAACAGGAACAATAATCTAAAGGGCATATAGTCGGTGCTGGGTTAAGATTAAATTCTCCTGCAAATACATTTCCTACCTTGTCACCTACATGACAATAAGCGTTGTATATATCTCCATTTATTTCAACTATTAGACCTTCTAATCCGAGATTGCATTCGTAACCTTTAAAACGATTTTGATCTGTTGCAATTAGATGTTTATAATCCATAATTTCTTTGCCTCGGCCAATATCCATATATTTTGGGCCGCGACCAAAGTAACCTCTACATTTTTTTACTTTATGTTCTGCCGGTTGGAAATTTCCTCTGTAGTTAGGAGGAGATTGTAAAAAATTTAACTGTTCTTGACTATAATCAATTAATCCGTCTGCTCCATTACCAAAATCTTTTTGTATTGGCAAGTATGTTACTGCAATGTTAGGATGATTTTTAAAACTTTCGCCTACTTCTATAATTTCATTCCAGTGACTTGGATGCATCATAAGATCTAGATTTACCCAAGTAGTTTTAGTAAGAAAATCTATGTTTTCTTTAAGTTTATCTTTTTTAGTCCAACCAGGATGATAACTTATAACTAAATGGTCAACATATGGTTCAGCAGTTTCCCACCATTTTAAGCGTCGACTTCCGTTACTAGTCATACACACTTCACATCCGTTATCGCTGAGATATTTTATCATATCTATAAATTCTGGATGTACTGTAGGTTCGCCGCCGCTAAATGCAAATATTAATTTTTTTCCTGGAACGTGTTTTTCTAAAACTTTATGGAATCTTATAATATCGTCTGTGCAAACATTTTTAGTTGTTCCGTTATTTAGGTTTGGCGGGCAATATTCACAACGAAAGTTACATAGGTTATGCAAACTCCACGTAATAAAAAATGTTTCGCAATTTTTTTCAAACCATATTTTTTCAAGCATAATTTATTTCATTTTTACATAAATTATAAAAATCTTTAAGTTCAGGAAAAGTTTTGAGAAAATTTGTTCCTCTGCGTTTATCATGTTCGTCTACAAAAATAATAAAATCTTTTCTGTAGGTACTAATATTGTCTTCAGAAAAGTCTTTGTTAGTCATGTAGTTTCTTAATCTAATAATTTTATCTATAGCAATTTGTGGAAAGTGTGTTTCCTTCATATATTCTTCAGCATCATCGAGATACTTAGAATATTCATTTGGTAATATTTGTACGCACTGATGTGGCGGAAATCTTAAATACGGAGTGTCAAAGAAAACTCTATCTCCGTAGTCATTCCGTAATTCATTCATATACATCATATATTCTTTTATTTTAGGAACACTGAATAAGTTAAATGTACACGTAAAGAAAACTTGACTTCCGGGTATTTCATCTAGGAAGCGTCTTACATTTCTAGTAAACTGTGCATAGTCTAACCCATATCGCTGATATTCTGCTTGTTCTCCAACACTGTCTAAACTAGCAAACATAGTAAAGATACCTACTTTATCAATAAGTTTTTGTCCTGCACTAATTGCTTGGTCAATAAGTTTATCTGGAACACACATATTAGAGTTTACAATTACTTCTAGTTTTTTGTTAGGATGTTCTCCTATGTAATCAAGAAGTTTAAACGTATGTTTGCTCATCAGAGGTTCGCCACCTGTAACCCATATTGTATTCAA